CGCGTACGGTATCTCCCCAAACCATGGGGTTTCCCGTATACGGTCTCTCAGTTCACATGCCGTCCGCCAGTAGCCCATGTAGTCGAGTGCATTGCTGTACTCAACCGCAGAGACAAATGCGGCAGGCTCACATGGATTAGCTAATCTGGTCCGGATCTTTACCGGGGTGACGTCAGCGCCAGAGAAGGCGTCGAGGCCACAGGACTCTCTGAAAGAGCCTCCAGTACAACACTTCGCTTCGTTGAACATAAGCCCAACGAACGGGAAGTACTGCATTATGGCAGCATAGTCTTCGCTGCCAACAATTAGATCATCACCGTACACCTTTACCCGCTCGAGTGCCTTGTCCAAAGGCACCCCGCAGTGGTGTACCAACACATTCACAGCCAGAGCGAAGAATACTAAACTCTCCACTGGGAAGCATAAAGCTGAACCCATTGGAGCGAACTTCTTCATTCGCGCTAACCGTCCGGACGGGAGTACCGTTGCGTGAGACCTGCTGCAAAGCAAGTACTCACCAACATGCGATTTGCCGAATAACGTTTCGACCAATAAGGTCGAGACGCGGTCCGACGCATCTTTCATGTCCAACGTTACCCATCCTGCTCCAGCAGACCCTGCTAGGGCATACCACCGGTTCACATCCTGAGAGGTAAAATTAACCCTCCCTGAAGTGAATTCTGATTTATTTATACAATAAATCAGTTCGGCAGCAATTCCTTGCTGAATCCACTGATACTCCAGAGGCTCACATGAAATGAGCCGAGGACCCCGAGAATCCTTAGGAACAAGCACAGCGCGAGCTGTACCTTCACTAAGAACCTCGAGGTCACTGAGCGGCTGGACAAGCGACGCCCCTTTTAGGGGCCGCCACTCTATGCTGCTCAGATAGCTAAGCGATGGGATATACCACTCAGTGAACGGAAATAACCGTTCTAGAGGTCGGTATAGACGCTTGAAGCGCCACTTTTCCCAGCTTTGCTCTCTGGTGGCAACAGCTCCCGGTCCGTGTCTGGGGACAATAGCTTGATAGCTAAAATCCTGACAGACACGAGCAATAAGATCTCGAGCACCCTGTATAACAGGGCAGTCGGGAATGCTCTCCGGGATCGCTGCCTCCGTGCAGATGAAACGGCTTTCAATAGCCGCCTTCTGCTCCGGGGTATGCGGGAGCTCATACTTGTACCATAGGTACAGTATTTGCCGAATGTGTCCGACAAACAGAGGAGATACATCAGACAGGACCCTTCCTGCCTGGTCGAAGACGCGCTGGAAGAGAGTGCCCAGAAATTCTGGGTATTCTCCGCGGAGCTTAAGCCCCGTGTAGTCCATTACGCCATCGACTGAAGAAAGAGCCTTATCCAAGGCCTTTCCCAACGCAGGGAGCGTTTTCGTAAGAAAACTAACTCCCTCTGATGTAACGCGACGACGCACTTCCCGTGCGTCACGCTTATACACGTATCCTGTGTCATCGGCTATGTCGATGAGCAGGCTTGTTGTCAACGCGACCATAAGGTCGCGCTCGCTTTTCAATATCTCCATATTGGTAGATACTCGAAGAGGAGGACGACAACGTGCTTACCGACACCCTCGGCTGCGTTGCTCACACGAGCAACCAGACCCAGGCTCCGATCAGGGAACCCGCGGCCGAATCTTGTCTTGCGGGGGCAACCACGCCCCGCGACTAAGATTCACCGTTTAACAATTGCGAGTAATTCGCGGTTGTAATTGCGGCGTTCGAACCTGAAGCTCCAAA